TCATCAAACCCTTATTGCCCTTAGGTGCTTTCTTTAATACCTTACCACCTTGCTTAAGCCCTTCCATTTGCTCTTTAAATCTTTCTGGGTCATATCTAAAAAGGTCTGGTTTATCATCGAACAGTGGAGTTTTACCTAATATCTCAGCTAATATGTCCTGCTCTGGGTTTTGTAAACCTTGAAGTTGTCTTATATAAAGACTCATTGGAGCGTATCCACTGTATTGATTTTTATACAACTGTATTAATTCATCTAAGCTTTGAGGTTGCCCTGAAGCCTTTCCCGAAATCGCTTTACCACCTTTATTCATCATAGCTGAGTCTCTAGTCATATCAACACTTCTTTGATTTGCTAGAGTATTTAGAGCTAGTAGTTCATCTATAGCTGAGTGACCGTGTTCTCCCTGAGGAACAAGACCTCCACCCATATATCCTAATCTATCTACATTATTTATCATATCCATAGTATCTTTTCCTAATTTATCTACCGCTTCTTTGCGAACTACATACTCCCCTGACTGTAGCATTGCTGGTATATTATCTGATTGAGCCATTAGAATATCCTCCTTCCTGTTTTCATAGGATTAAATAACCCACCGCCTGCATATCTTCTCATTGGCAAATTAAAGTAAGGACTAACTGGGGATACACTACCCATACCTAAGTCCATTAAACCTTGACGTCTTAAAGCAAATTGAGCTTCTGGTGCTTGACTTGATATAGAAGATGCGTCTGATAATATAGCTCTAGATGACTCTGTTGACAGTTCTGATGGTATGGCATCTGATAAAGAAACCTCACTTCCTGTCAGTGGCCCAGATGTTAAGAAGTCTTTTTCACCTAAGCTTCTTTGTAATCCTAATTCTGGTGCTTCAATATCAAAACCCATAGTCTGTTTTAAAGCTGGGTCTGCAACTTGCCTTGACTTTTTAATATCACTTAAAGCTTTAAATCCTCCAGATAAAACAAAGTCAGTTAATGCAGTAGCTCCAGCTTGACCTAATGCCCTACCTCCAATGCCTTCACCTAAGCTTTCTTGATAATCTTTTAAAGTACTAAAATCCTTAGCTAAAAATCCGGTACTACCTTCTGAAACATCTTCAGCTCCTAACCCACCAAGTGTTTCACCTAAGCCTCTTCCTAGACCAGCACCAGCTCCTTTAAGAAGTGCTCCACCAACTAGACCTACTGGCCCAAGAAGTGTTGTTGCAAGAGCTGGGAGTGCATAAGTGCCAGCAAAGCTACCTATGTCACCAGCTAACTTTCTAAAAAATCCTTCTTTCTCAGCTTTCTTAGCTTGTTCTTCTAGTTCTTCCTGAGCCTCCATTACGCCTCTGCCAATAAATGCTTGACCTAAGGCTCTTCTTATAGCTCCACCTTCTTGATATTGTCTTATAGTATTATACTGCATATCTTTACCTATTTAATGTGTTATATTGCCACACACATATTGCTCTTATGTGTATAGGGTCAGTACTACAATCAACGCTTACAGATAGTAAGTCACTTTTGTCAAAGTTATTTAAATCTGAGAATATATATTCTAGTGTTGTTGTAGCTGATAGTGATTGTGTTATTGATTTCTGTGCTGTAGCATTAGCATTTATATGTAGACCAACTGTTGTGTTTCCACCGGATGCGTCACTATATATTAAAATCTTTTTAAGTACACCATTATAAGGTGCTATCCAAGTGCTTTCGTGGCCTATTGATGTGTTCTTAGTTGAATTATTTAGACCTAAGTATATTTTACTAGTTCCCGGATTATGTACATTGTGATTAGTGTACGCTAATTCATTACCTCTTATCTCTCCAGATACTTGCAGATTCCTATCTACATACTGATTACCATCTGATGTCATAAAAGATTTAAATACTAAACCTTTATGCTTTCTAAATACTGCCAATCTACCACCTTCTAAAGACACAGATACTCCACCCTCCTGTAGAGACGATGCTGGGCTACCATTGCTAAATGTTTGAGGTTGCTCAGTAAAATTAATTAATCTTCTTATATCTCTAGACATTATGCTATCTGACTTTCTATTGTTCTATATTCAACTTGTATATCGTTTATATACAACTGATGTTCTGTAGTTAGTGAAGGCTCTATTTTAAATGCCATACTTTGACATCTTACACCAGTATCTGCTTCCAAACTAAACACAGCTACTTTATATGCTCCGTTCTGGTCTGCTGTCCTAGGTCTTAATATAATATTTTCTATGTCCCCTGCGAAGCTAGAGTTTAAAAATACGAATCCAGTTCCTGTTGATGTAGGCGTTATCTGTTCTGTAAATGTACCATTAGTACTTCTAGCTGTTCCACTTGCACCTCCAAAGCTAAACTGAACATTGCCAGCAGTTACATTTGATAACGTCATACTAGTATCATAAACTACACCTTTATCAACCTTAGATGTTGTAAGTAATAATCCTGAGCTATTTGTACCATCCGCTCTCAGTTTTCTGCCACCTACACCATCAGACACTAGGGATATGCCAGAGTATGTATCTGAAAGATTTAAGTCATCAAGATTCTGAAATGCTGATGAATCTGAATTTATTATACCTCCCAACCAGTCTAACCAATACCTGTCAAACCTAGCGTTAGGCAATACGTTCTCAGAGTTTTCTATATAACCTCTCAACATAGGCCTCCATTCTCCTTTCTGGTCTGCCTTATAATATACAGCAGGAGCAGAGGAAGTATGTATCAACTCATCAACAGTACCTAGTGCATTACTAGAAGCTACGAATTTATAGTGTACATATATCTTATATACTACCTTAGTTTTATGAAGACTACCAAAGTTTATATCTGGTGTTTCTACTTTATAATCATTTAAATACGCTTCACCTTCATTCCAAACTGTAAAGTGTACTTTATCAGTACCTGCCCCACCTAAATCTGTTGACTCAACATCATAACCTACAATAAGTCTACCTATTGAGTCATTAACAAAGTTTGTTAATGGTGGCTTAAAAATGTTAGATTGATTAGGATGAATATCTTCACTTAAAACAAAAGAATCACTTCTTATATCATATATATAAGCATCTCCATAAGATGAACTACCTCCGTCAACTCTAGAAACTATAATAACTTGGTCTGTATCTCCAATATACCCAAGTGACATTTTATCTGATGATGAAAAATTCTTCCAATCTGAGTCACTTATTTTTCCGTCTGTAACTTTCTTAACTGATGAACCATCATACCTGTAAACACCACTAGCGTTCGCCCATATAACACCACCCCTGCCTTTACATACTGAGTAAGGATTACTGACCCCACCTTCTTGTATAGTAGTTTCAAGAAACCAATTAGAAGGAGAAGGAGATGATATGTTTAGTATTTGTAGTGTTCTTTGTTTATATGCTAGCAATCTATCAGCATAGGATTCTAACCTTACATAGTCTTCACCATCACCCTTTACAACATCTATAAAATTAAAATTAGGAAATAAGTCATACTTACCTACCTCGCTAAACATTATCCTATCACCATAATGTTGAAACTCTGTATTGTCATTAGAGCTACTAGTAGCATTATCATCGTATAGAACATTAGCTACAAAAGTTCTTCTATTAGCTACTACCGCTGTTTTATATCCTGAGCCTGTTTTACCAAATGCAATCTGTTTTGTATCATTAGGAGAATATCCATTTAGACTTTCGTAAGTATCTATATTAGGCCTCTGTGCAAATAAATGCCAATAATCAGAGCCCCTATTAGCACTTGTTGTATCTGTAGTTACCCTAAATTGTCCTAATGGAATTCCTCCAGTATCATCATCAATCCAACCTTTATACTCGTCAACTAACGAAGCTCTCACGCCTCTTCTTATATCTATGTCTGCAAATAAAACCCAAGGGTCTCTAGACTCAGCCTCTCTAAAATATATTCTTCCACCAGTTATTCTTCTTTCGTACCTATCTGTTCTGTCATCTCTTGCAAACACATTAAATTTTAATTTTTTAAAACCTTCTAATGTTTTTGTATTTGTATTGTCTTTAGTGATTAATGATTCTTGATTACCATCATATATAAATGTTCCACAAAACTCGTAATCACCGGGGCTAAACTCACCTTCCTCATCTGTTTCAACTACTGCTATATTCCAACCAGCCCCAGATGTTGGAAATTCAGCACTGCCATCTATGCTTGATGTACTTATCTTATTGAAATCTGATGGAGGTGCTAAGTCATTACTTTCCTCATAAAATCCGGGAGTTATTGTTCTCCAAACATTCTCAGTGCTTGTTCCTATATTAAACTGAAATTGGTTTCTATCTATAAAACCATACCACTTAGGAGTAGATTCGTTTTTAAAGTTTCCATCAGCAACTCTTAGTGATGAGTCTATATAGTAAAATACATACTCAGGGTTCTCATTTGTTTCTAATGAATTCACTACTGTAATCTTATCAGCAGACCAAGCATCAGAACTATCTGAATACACATCTACTTTATTATCATCTGTATTGCCTAGTGCTAATAACTGGTCTCCAACAAGTCCTATTCTTTGTATAGTAACACTAGTACTTGCCGCAACATTTTCATCTGTAAGGTCTTCTGCAACTCGTATATAATTATTTACAAAATTGTCAGTTCCAGCAGGATTCCAAGTTGAACCTAAGTAAGACGATGGGTCTACATCGCTACCTATACCAGTAATTGTAAATGTTCCGTTATTACTAGCAGTTCCTGAAATTTTAATCTTTACTGGGAAATTCGTAGCTGAAGAAAGTATATTATTCTCAGTCCAGAAGTTATCGTTGTTAATTCTAATAGTGTCACTTGCCGCTAAAAATATTATATTATTACCATCTTTGGTACTGTATGCATCAGCTCCATCAGCAGTAAATGTAACACCTCTAAGACCAGTAGCTTCATCAGCTTCAAAATAATACAATCCATATCCGGGATTTATTGATGCGGTGTGTGCATCTACACCATTTGAACCTAGCTTTAATGCACCTCCATTTGTTTGTTCATTAAAATAACTTCTAGGTCTTAACTCGCCTCTATTAGATGTGTCAAAGTTAATTATACTAGGAGATTCGCCTATTGCCAAATCCCTAGGATTCTTAACTGTATTTATACCCCTACCAAAGTCGTTTATATTAATACTAGCCTTAGGCATTAATCAAATATCTCCACGTGTACTAAGTCATCAAATCCATTATCTTTTACATCTCCGTCACTATCCCAGTCACCGCCCCATCTTACTTTCAGTCCTAACTGTTGTGCTATACCACGTATCATTCCACCCATATAGTGGAACCCATCTCTGTTTTTCCAGTCAATAGGATAGGGGGCTAAGTCTACCGCCTTTCCATCCATATGCTTCGAATACTTTACTTTCGTCGCCCCCTTTTCCAATAGCTCCTTCTGTCTTTCTTCGCTACGCAATCCTTCTATTATAGTAACATCCATAATCTTTATTAGTTCATTAAGAACGTTTACCAATCTAGCATCTACGCCCTTTAATCTTTCTTTACTTCTTTTTCCAAATCTAGGCATTGCGAACCTTCCTTGCTATTGACTTACTGTATTTAGCCTTCCTTCTTCCTGAAGCAGAGGCTTTTCTTTTTGCTCTATTTGTAGAACTTTTTTGACCGGGACTGAGACTTTTCCTAACTGACTCAGGTAAGTAACGTCCCCTTTTTCTTTTTGGTTTTTTCTCATCTCCCTTACTGACATAATCCCACTTTTGTTTTGACCACTTAGAAAGTTTATTACTAGAACTTTTCTTTCCAGAATATCTTCCACCAGCCTGCTTGTAGTATTTAACTGCAAGTTGCATAGCTCTAGCTGAGTGTCCACCCATCTTAGCTCTAGCTCTTGCTTTCGCTCTAGCCCACTTCTTAGGGTCTTTTTTCTTAGCAGTAGCCATCATTTACCCCAAGACTTCTTTGCCTTCATCTTTGCTGGCTTTGATAGTTCTCCATAATGAAATAACCTCTTGGAATTTTTTCCATGAGTTTTGCCGCTATGTAGCTGTCCATTAGGCATTTTATGATACATTCCTTTATGTACCTTACCATCTTTGAGATAATGCTTTACACCTTTTGCCATTACCATTTCACCTTATTTGCCCACCAAGCCGCTGACATCTTACCTCTGGCAATATTCTTAGCGTGACGAGCCTTAAATGATTTACGTTTTGCTTTCATTCTGGCAGACTCACCTCTCTTGGGTTTACCTGCAGTACCTGAAAGCTTACCAACTTTCTTACCCTGTTGACCAAAGCGTATTGTTTTTATCTTGCTACCTTCCTTAGCCACTACTATGTGCGACTTGGTAGGATGATTAGGTGTTCTCTTAGGTTTATTATAACCAGATACACCAGCTCTCTTAAGCCTAGAGTCTTTCTTTGTTCCTTTCTTAGCAGGCATTATACACCAATCTTTTTAAGTAGAACACCTTTGATTACTTTCCAAAGAGCTTCTAGTATAGCCTTTTCTGTTTTCTCGCTGATAATAGGAATATCTACAGCTTTATTAATTTCATCAATTATTTCATCACCAGTTTTATCAGACAACAATTCGTCTGCTATCATTTTCATTAACATTATACTAACCTCATTATTGTGTTTACGATTACTGGAAAAGTAACAAGTGCAATGCCACCCCATACTTGGAGTTTTGCAATTTCTTTTTCATTACTTGCAACTCTACCATTTAACTTATCTAAATGCTTTTCTATCCTACTTAATGCAGAATATATATTCTTCAATCTTTCATCGTGCTTTACCAATACCTGATATATATCTTTATTTTCCATCTTCCTGTCCTGTTATACTATGAAACTTTCCACCATTCTTGGGCAACTCTTTTTTAATCACCATTGTTTTTAAACTTTCGTTAGGAACTGCCATTTTTATATTCCACCTTCCATCTCCGTCTTTCATATAGAAAACTGTTTTTCTAATTCCCATCCTAACAATACGAGCAGGCCGTTCTTCTGGGCCCAAATATACAACATCATCTTGATTATAATCATTACCAATAAAAACCATAAGCCCTTCGTAGACGTTAAGTATGAGTCCCTTAAAGATAGATACAGCCAAGTACGCAAAAGCAACCCAGACAGCCTTTCCGAATAATTCTTCTGCAATATGTTGAAATTCATTATGATTCATTTCACCGATATATCTTCAAACTGATGGTGTAACCAGCACCAATTAGAATGCTTGTAAACATTTCCATGATAGTAATGCATACTAGAATCAGCATCCATTATCTCTATAAATACTGTATTTGAAACAGTATCCTGCGGTGTAAGAACAACACCTCCTACGCTCCATCCTTGACTGCAACCGCTTAACATCAATATACTTAATAGGGATATCATAGCTCGTACTAACAACCTCTAAACTCCTTTTATCTAATTTGTTGTTCAAAATATACTCTTAAACCAGTTTTTAATTTTTTGCCATATAGAAAGTTTTTTCATCTTAACTCTTCTTTGCATTCTATATGTTCTTCTTACCCTCTGTAAGCTATGCATACTGCTGTAGAATCTGTGTGGTTTACGATTCCGCTAAAGTTCCCATATAGTATTTCACCGGGTATAAGATTAACAAAAGAACTAATATCATCACCAATATTAGAATTTACTTTAATTTTTAAAAATTCAGTAAGGGCAACAGGCGAAGCTTCACCATCCGAATTGTCTTTGCCGAGTGCTTGAATAGCTATCCAAGAACCTGTGTCTGGAGTCACAACAGTAGTATCATGTTCTGGTATTACATCGAAACCATTCTGACCTATCAATAGATTGGCGGCCTCTTTCTGCGTGTATTTATATAAACTCATATTAAACCTTTAAATGTTTAGAAACCTCTTCATCTCCAGCCATCATTAGAACTATTCTAGATAACAACTCTGACTTAGTTTCTGAGCTAGAATAAGAAATATTTCTCTTGTCGTAGAAATCTTGTATCTCTGCTTTTGTATTGTCCATTGTAGGGTAATCAGATTGAGATGTAGCTACGCAGTTAATAAGATGGTGATGTCCGGGGTCTAATCTTCCATGACCGCCACCGTGACTACTATCGCATCTATCAACATAAGCCTGTTCAATCGTTGCCCAGCTATCACTTCTCTGGACAATCTCACCATCTACAACCAAAAAGTATTTATACCTAGAAGGATAAGTCAGGGTCTCAGTCGTACCGTCTGGGTAATTCTTTGTCCTAGTAGCACCGGGAGTTGTATTCCTATATAGTCGTAAGTAATGACCCTGAGAACTTTTCCTTATAAGCATTATTTATTATAACTCTCCCATACAACTAAGTATGTTAATAATGCAGATGCAATAAGTATCATTGATAGTAACATCATTATTTCTCCTTAACCTCTTCAGATTCTAATGATTCTTTCAACATCTTAACAAATGCATCACGACCTACTCTAAGTTGGTCTGCAATAAAACCATTAGATGCTTGTTTGTTTTGTATGTCGTGTATATGATTTACCATCATCTTCTGTTCGTCAGTTAAGTCCTCAATGATATATTCTACACCATCAAGATTAATAACTGGCTTTTCTTTTTTTTCTTTAGCCATTATTGACTCCTTGTTTAGTTAATTAAAGTTTTTTGAAATCTTCTATTGCTAATGTTAATCCAGCAATTTGATTTTCACATTCCAATTTGTCAGCTTCGTATTGAGACTTTTTACTTTCTAATTCAGATAAAGTATATTCTACTTCTTCACTTGGTAATTCTTCACCAGTTTCACTATTCCACTTTTTAGTAGACAGTGCAATGTAGCTTTCTTTTACTTCTGCTTTAGCTTCTGAAATAATATCGCCATTTTCATCTACTATTTCCTCAGCAGATGGCATCACTACTTTTTCAAGTTTTTTAAAGTCTACTGTTTGACCTTTTTTTGATTCGTATTGTTTCCAATCCATTGTTATTTCCTATTTTTATGCAAATGTAAAACTTGCATTTGCTTCATTTAATGACTCAACTACTACAGTTACACCCTGACCATACGACAACGATGAAGTAGATACAGTACCAGTGCTACTATTAAGAGTTAAAGTTACTACAGATGCAAAATAAGGTTGATTTTGATTAATTAATGATAATGCTTTTGCATTCGTAGAATAAACCAAACTGTATTCAATGTAACCAGCTCCACTATTATGATTTGTATACATTTTAATTTTACCACAAAAGTTAGCATCAGCAGTTCCAATATCGTGAGTTGAACCAGATGCAAATACAAAAGTTTTTTGGGTAATTTTAAAACTACTCATTTCAAGTGCAGAAGAATGAACTGTAGCACCACTATCTTGTGCCATATAAACATCAGTTACATCTGCATTACCAAGTGTTACTGAGTTATCTGCTACGCCTGTTGCACCATAACCTACTACAATTTGATTTTGTCCATTGTTTCCAGACGGGTCTGATTCACCGCCTATTATTACATTGTAATCTCCTGTAGTGATAACATTACCAGCCTTTGCACCAATCGTTACATTATGAAATCCTGAAGAAATAAGATTACCACTTTCAAATCCAACTGCTGTATTAGATGCATTATTAGTACCATTAGCACTTTGCAGTGAATTGTATCCTACTGCTGTATTCCTGTCTCCAGTAGTTTCTAACGCTAATGCTCCATATCCTATTGCGGTGTTAAAATCTCCGCTTGTAATTGCATCTCCTGCTCTATAACCTATACCTACTGAACCAGCTCCAGATGTTAATGATTTAAGAGCTTCATACCCTACAGCTACTGCACCATCTGATGAAGCAGTCATCACTCCTTGACAAGCCTTTCTACCTACAATAGTTGCATTGCCTACTGTAGTGGTAGCATTTCCAGCACCAACACCTATAATTACGTTATCGTGACCATCAGTGATAGAATCTCCAGAACCCATACCTAATGCTGTGTTGCCACTTCCCGTAGTAACTGACTCTAAAGACGTATATCCTATTGCAGTATTATTAATCCCAGATGTCAATGCAGTTAAAGAATTATAACCCACAGCAACTGCTCCAGTTATATTATTTGCACCAGTGCTATTCATAGCATTAGCACCTATAACAACAGCACCAGATATAGGCCCATTACCACCAAGCCCAGCATTTGAACCTATAATAACATTTGCATCAGCACTAGCGTGATTAATATTTATACCAGCTTCTTTACCAATTACAACATTATCAGACTCACCATTGTCTGCATTTCTTAATGCTTTGTACCCCAAGACAGTATTATTAGCCCCATCTGTTTGATAAAACATTGATTCATAACCAATAGCTACATTTTTTTCTCCAGATGTTAAGCTGTATAAAGAACTCGAACCTATAGCTACTGTTCCATCTGGTGCTCCACTATCGCAACTCCTCATTGTATTTGCACCAATAGCTACAACGTGTTGTAAATTCCTACTACCAACACTTTGTAAGGTAGCGTATCCCATCGCTACATTATATTGAAAATTCGCATTGTTTGCAATTTTACCAGCATTGTGTCCTATTAGTATATTACCAGTATTCCCAGCATCTGCTATTGCATTGCCAGCTTGGTATCCAAATAGTGTATTAGATGTACCACTATCATTATTAGATAGTGAGATTCTGGAGTTGACATCAAGTGCTAATGCTAAAGCTGAGTTTCCTCTATCTTCAAAATAAAGAACGCCACCTGCATTATACATTTCCCAGTCACCAGCATTTGTATCTTCTAAAACAATACCAGCACTGCCAGCATCTGCGATATGTAAAAACCTACCTACACTTGCTGGGGATGTGGGGATTGACGTACCTATACCAACATTTCCACTCGCATCTAAAGTTGTATGAATTACAGAATTTGCTCCAAACTGTAATTTATTTTGACCGTGATTGTATTCTATCCTTCCTTTATATGCTTCATCTCCAGTAGTTCCATCTGCAAAAAATATAGAACCAGTACCAGTTGTACTACTTCCTATTGTTATACCACTATTGCTGTTTTCATATACAACTAAATTGTTTGCTAAGTCATTATAACTTGATGGGCTTGTCGTTCCTATACCCACTCGTTGACTTGAG